ATCCCCGGTGATGTCAGCAACGTGCAGTGCTTCGAAGCCGGCGGCCGCGTCTATGTCTCGTGGGACGCCGCGATCGATCTCGACATCTGGCGCTACGAGGTCCGCTACGGCACCGCCGGCTGGGCAACGGCCACCGTCGTCGACCGCGTCGATGCCCTGCGCCTCACCAGCGACCAGATCCCCGTCGGCGTCTGGACAATCTATATCAAGGCCATCGACTCCATTGGCCAGTACAGCACCAACGCCGCAACCGCCAGCGTCACGGTCACCTCCGACGCCAATGCCTTCCTGGTGGATGCCTACGACCAAACCAATCCGGCGCTGACCAACATGGCCAGCTACACGCTGGATCGCACCGACAGCAATACCTACTACATCACCGAAGACGCTGTCGCCTTCGGAACCAAATACAGCAGCACGCTGGATGCTTACACCGACGCCCTCGCCACCTATCACAGCAGTGTTACCAGCACCTGGCTGGGCGAATCGGAAGATTTTGGCAGCCTGCTAAGCGGCAGCTGGACCGGTACCGCCAGCGTAGACGATATCTCTGGCAGCCACGCCTCAAGCATGGGGTTCTCTGCCGATGGATCCAGTTGGAGCTACCAGTCCGGTCTATCGCACAAAACCAACGCCCGCTTTGCGCGCCTCAAACATGAGGCCACCACCACCGCGACAATGCGCGCCACCGTGCCGCAGCAGCAAATCCGCCTCGATGCCGTCCCGCGCGAAGAGGTCGGTACCGGCACCAGCTCATCCAGCGGTGCCACCACCATCACGCTGGCCAACGACTACATCGCCGTCAAAAAACTGACCATCACTGCCGAGGGCACCACCGCGCGCAGTGCTACCTACGACAACATCGTCGTCGGCGACCCGACCACGTTTGATGTCTATGTCTTCAACGACTCGGGCACCAAGATCGTCAGCCCGTTTCGCTATCAATTCCAAGGAGTCTAAATGGCCTACACCGCCTACGACGGCGCAAAACCCGATGCAGCAACGCAAAACGGCACCCAGTTCGCCGCCAGTACGCGCGCCAATCTGCAAGCCATGCGCGACTACCTTGCCACCCTGGGCGCGCTACCCGGCTTTAACTACAGCGTCTCCGGCGGCAGCGCCGAGCAACCGGCGGAGCTGTACTACAAGCGCAGCACCGAATGGATCAAGACCGTGCTGACGTGGGGCACCACCGGCGGCGAATCCGGCAACGTCACCAAAGCCGCCTTCTACTACTCATCAAACAGCGGCAGTGCCTACGACGGCATGGCCGACGCCAGCGGCAACTACGTACAGACGCTGACGTATGACGTCAATGGAAACCTTACTTCAACCACTTGGGGAGCAACACCGTGATCGGCGCACTAATGGGAGTACCAGGCAAGCTCAAGACCTTGCTGGATCGCCTGACCGCCACGCGCGCCGGGTATCTCGACAACCTGGATGCGGCGGTTTCGTCGCGTGCGGCGGCAAGTACGGCATTAACCAATGCGACATGGACGGATGCCAAGTCCAACAAGCTGACAAATGCCGCGCAGGAAGATTCGCCGCTTTTGGATGTGCCAATTTCAAATGGCATTGTTTCGACGACGTACGCCTCTAATTCGACAACGAGCTATACCGACGCGATCAACTACACCGGCTCGGGCGTTTTGCAACTTGCGGCATGTGTCGTTTCTGGCTCGGTCTGGAACGATCAGGCCACGATGGATATCATTATCGACGGGGTAACGGTACTCACCGTCACAACACAAATGGGGACTGGCTCCGTCGGGCAAGGGGTTGGTTATTACATAACCAGCCCAGTGGCGTTTTCTTCCGTTCCCTTCAAATCCAGCCTGCGTATCCGGCACAAAGGATTGACGGCGACGTCCACCTCATATGTCTACTATGCACTGGTCAAGACATCATGACCGCCCGCTACCAACTCATCGCCGCCGGTGGCGTCTTCGACCACCAGACGCGCACCAACATCCCCCCGGCGCGCAGTAACCCAGCGTGGATACAGTACCAGGAATGGCTCACCGCCGGCGGCGTGCCGCTACCGGCAGACGACGCTGGCCAGCTACCGCTCGCCGAAGCCATCGCCCGCCGTGTAGAAGACATCAACGCCTGGAGCGCCGGCCTGCGCAATAAGGCCGTCGCCGGGCGCAGCGCGGGTGAAATGGCCAGCTGGTCAATCAAGCTCGCCGAAGGCCGCGCATGGCTCGCCAGCGACAACCCCACCGACGCCCCAACACTGGCGGCCATCGCCACCATACGCGGCATCCCGATCGCCGATCTGGTCGCCCGCGTCATCGCCCAGGCAACGCCCTTCCTGCAAGCCGAAGCCGCCATCGACGGAATTCGCGGCAAACACTGCGACGCCATCGAGGCCATGACCGACGTGCGCGACGTGATTGCCTACGACTGGCAAACCGGCTGGCCGGTGATTCCATGATCGTCATCGCCATCATCAGCAACCCGCGCAAGATGAGCGGCAAGCTAACGCGGTTTTTCACCGGCTCGCCCGCGTACCACATTGGCTTTGTCGATACAGAAGCCGGCAAGTTCTACGACCAAAACCTGCTCTTCCGCCGTCGCCTTTGGCCGCACTACGCCGACCAGCATGTCAAGCTCTACCAATGCCCGGTACTGCTCTCGCGTGACGATCTGGAGCATCAGCTAGACACGCGCACCGACTGGTATGGCGTGATGGATTACCTGTTCTTCGGCCTGCGCAAGCTGATCCCGACCGCAACGCACTCGTTCAAAGGCGCGATCTGCAGCGAGGTAGTCGACGACATCCTCAAGGCTCACGGCTGGAAATCGCCATTCGAAAACGTCCCAAGCCCTGCGGATTTTGAGGGTGTGTTGGTGCCGCTGTAAATCAATAATTGCTGCATAACAATAACTATCTGATTTATAACGTGAGATTCCCCCTGCAAAGCCGTGTACCTCGGTTCGATTCCGGGTCGCGCCTCCAGAAATAACGAATAAAAACAGGCTGATACAGTAGGTCGCCAGCGACAAGCAATCGCTTTGGTCGCCTCAAATACCCCTCAAATTGCTTCGCTGCCACCCCAAATAGGTGGCAGTGCCACACGGCAACGGACTACACATAGCGTCGACCTGAGTTACTGTGCCGGCGTCGTTGAGGTAGAGTGTGCGCATGGCTACCGTCACGCAACGCGGATCGGCATGGCAACTGCGGGTAAAGCACCGTCTTCTGCCGCGCGTTTTCTACCACTCGTTCGATACCGAGACTGAAGCGCGCAACTACGGCGAGCAGCTGGAGGCATTACTTTCGCGTGGCATCGTTCCCGCCGAATTGCTGGCGCGCCCTGCCGTTCAAGATGACCCGCTGTTGACGCAGATACTTTCAACCTATGCCGCTGCTGGGCCATCGGTGTCGCAGTCCGATGATGCGCTGCTTGGTGTGATGATGCGCGATAAGCCAATTGTCGGCCTGCGCTTGTCGGCTGTCACTTACCGATGGGTCGAGGCGTACGTCGCCTGGCTCAAGTCGCCAGACATCAATCTTGCGCCGGGGTCGATCCGCAAGCGCATCGGAGCCATGGGTCGTGCGCTCGATTGGCGCATCAGATCCACAACCGCCGATGGCGCAACGCCAATGGTTAATGTGCTGCGCTTGTTGCCGCGCGGGTATAGCACCTACACCAAGACCGACACCGGCACGCCACGACGCGATGTGCAGCGTGATCGGCGCCTGTCGCCGGATGAATCGGCGCGCATCGATGCCGCGCTGGCCGGCATCAAACGCCCAGATCGCGAGCGGATCTATACCGACGATGTGGCCTTTGGTCTGCTCTATCGCGTGATCGTCGATACAGGACTGCGGCTATTCGAGGCGTTTCGCCTGCGCGTGGAGTCGATTGACCTGGCGAAAAACATCATTATTGTTGATGGCAGCAAGGGGCATCGCGGCTACATCAAGCCGCGCGTGGTGCCGATCAAGCCGGTGCTGCGCGATCCGCTGCGCGCCTGGTGCGCCGGCCGCGTCGGGTTGCTGTTTCCGTATTGGGATGGATCGCCGGAGACTCGGGCCGCCGCATCCAGCCGGTTGTCGCGCCGGTTCGGGCAGCTATTCGACTATGCGCAAGTTACGGAATGCACCGAACACGATCTGCGTCACGAGGCCGCGTGCCGGTGGTTTGAGTTGCGCGATTCGGCTGGCCGGTGGGTGTTTTCCGACATCGAGGTCGCACGTATCATGGGCTGGTCAGATTTGCGCATGGCCATGAGATACGCATCGCTTCGCGGTGAGGATCTGGCGGCTAGATTGGGTTGACCAGCGCCGGCGGCTTGCGGCGCTTTGTTTCTGTCGGGTGCAATACGGCCTGCGGCTGATGTCGGCGCTTGTTGCCTAACGCCAAGTCATTCAACACCTGGAGCAGCGCTGCCCTCGGAAACCTCCAAGACCGCCCAAACTTGACGGCAGGAAGCTCGCCGGCGCTGGCCTTTTCCTGCACGGTTTTTGTGTCGCAACCGAGTATTTGCGCGACTTCGACATCGTCCAGAACCTCGTTCATTATGCAATCCTATCCATCGGGCTGATAACACCGCGCCCGCCTTTGTTGAGTACGTGGGTATAAATCATTGTCGTGGCCACATCGGCATGCCCTAGTAGTTCCTGCACGGTGCGGATGTCGTAGCCGGCTTCCAGCATGTGGGTGGCGAACGAATGCCGCAAGGAATGTGGATGTGCCAGTTTGCCAATGTTCGCCGCTTCGGCTGCATGCTTGACGGCGCGCTGGATGTTGCGCTCGCTCCAATGGTGGCGGCGCACGCTACCGGTGCGCGGGTCCGTGCTGTAGCCTGGCGCCGCAAAGATGTATTGCCATGCCCACTCCATCGCTGCCCGTGGGTATTTACGGCCAAGGGCATCGGGCATCTCGACATCGGCGTACCCGGTGGCTAAATCGATGTCATGCCAGCGCCGCCGCTCAATCAGATGGTCCTGCAACTCCTTCGCCAGCGCGGCAGGCAGGACGGTTACGCGATCCTTATTACCTTTTGCCTCGCGGATGATGATTTCGCTGCGAGCAAAGTCGACGTCTTTGACGCGCAGTCGCAAAGCCTCCTTAATGCGCATGCCGGTTCCGTAGAGCAGGCGAATAATCAGGCCGTTGGTGCCGCTAACATGGCGCAACAGGCGCTGCACTTCGGCCACGGTTAGCACCACCGGCAAGCGCTTGGCAACCTTGGCGCGAGTGATGCCGTCGAGCCAAGGAAGGGTAACGCCAAGCACGTCACGGTACAGAAACAGCAGCGCGTGCATCGCCTGATTCTGTGTGCTGGCGGATACGTCAAGTTCCGTTGCCAGCGCCGACAAGAATGCTTCGACTTCTGCTGCGCCCATCTCGGCGGGATGTCGCTTGCCGTGGAAGTAGATGTATCGTTTGACCCAGTGAATATAGGTGCGTTCGGTTGCCAATGCGTAATGGCGCACCCGGATAGCCTCGCGCATGCGGTCAAGTAGCTTTTGCGGCTTCGGCGCAGTGTCGGTTAACGCGGCTTGCGCTGTCGCGTTTGTTTTGGCAAGTGTCAGCATTGGCAAGTGTCTCCGTGATTTGTGATGGAGTTAACCGACAGCGGGTGGCGTGGAATTACAAGTTGTGCGTCAAATCCGACCCCCACTGCTCGGCCATCGCCAAGGCAATGCCTTCGTAGGTTCGGCTCCTGTCCTTCCAGCGGTTCGGG